ATACGATGCTGATTATTCTTCTCAATGTACTAGTATTATTACTAATACTCAAGAAAGAGGAGATGCATTGTTTGTATTAGATCCTAGAGCATATGGAGCATCAGTGGCCAATGCAGTAACAACAGCAGGAACTAGAAACACTTCATACGCGGCAAGTTACTGGCCATGGGTACAAGTAGTTGATCCTGATAGAGGAGCAATGGTATGGGTACCTGCTTCAACAGTAATGGGTGGAGTATTTGCTTACAACGATTCAGTTTCAGAACCTTGGTTCGCACCTGCAGGTATTAACAGAGGTGGTTTGTCTCAAGTAGTTAGAGCTGAAAAGAAATTAACCCAAGCAAACAGAGATACCTTATACGCAGGTAAAGTAAACCCAATCGCTACATTCCCTGGAACTGGAGTAGTAGTATATGGCCAGAAAACATTACAAACTAGAGCAAGTGCTCTTGATAGAGTAAATGTAAGAAGATTGTTAATCCAACTTAAATCGTACATTTCTCAGGTAGCAGATGGTTTAGTATTTGAACAAAATACAGCAGCTACAAGAAACCAATTCTTGAGCCAAGTAAACCCATACTTAGAAAGTGTACAACAACGTCAAGGTTTATACGCGTTCAAAGTAGTAATGGATGACACGAACAACACAGCAGATGTAATTGATAGAAATCAATTGATCGGTCAGATTTACATCCAACCAACCAAAACTGCTGAGTTTATTTACCTAGACTTTAACATCTTACCTACCGGAGCTACTTTCCCAGCGTAAGAATTTAAAGAACAAATATTTATAATAGAATAAAATAATATAACGCAAAATGGCAGTATTAGATCCAAACGAAATATTTTTCACAGCCTTTGAACCAAAGCAGTCAAATCGCTTTATCATGTATATTGACGGTATTCCGTCGTATGAAATCAAGGGAGTAGGTGCAGTCAACGTAACCCAGGGAACAGTTCCTCTTAACCATATAAACGTTCAAAGATTCGTTAAAGGTAAAACAACTTGGGGTACTATCCAGTTTACATTATTCGACCCAATCACTCCTTCAGGTGCTCAAGCAGCTATCGAGTGGTTAAGATTACACCACGAATCAGTAACTGGTAGAGATGGATATTCAGACTTCTACAAAAAAGACTTAACATTTAACGTATTAGGTCCTGTAGGTGATGTAGTTTCAGAATGGATTATCAAAGGTGCTTTAATTACTGATATTAATTGGGGTGACTACAGTTGGGATGATGATGGAACAGCTGTTAACATTACAATGACTGTACAACCAGATTACTGTGTATTAAACTTCTAAAAGAAGATAAATATTTTACTAAGAGAGCTTGGCTTTGGTCAAGCTCTTTTTTATCGTTATATTTATACTCGTTAACAGTTATTATTAATAAAAATTATGGCCGAATTTAAATTACCAACAGAAACAGTGGAATTACCTTCAAAAGGTTTAATCTATTCCCCTGATTCCCCCTTAGCAGAAGGAAAAATTGAAATGAAATATATGACTGCTAAGGAAGAAGATATCCTTACTAACCAAAACTATATTAAAGATGGTACAGTAATTGATAAACTTTTAAAATCACTAATTGTAACTAAAATTAATTATGATGATTTAATTGTAGGTGACAGAAATGCTATTATGGTTGCTGCCCGAATTTTAGGTTATGGAAAAGATTATAATTTTACTTTTAATGGGAAAGAATATTCAGTTGATTTAACTGAACTAGAAAATATTTATTTAAAAGAAGAAAATATTTCTGAAAAAGGAGTAAATAAATTTACTTTTACTTTACCTACTACAAATGCTGTAATTGAGTATAAATTACTTAATGGAAAGGATGATAGAGATATCAAACAAGAAATTAAAGGACTTCAAAAATTAGATAAAAATGCATCACCCGAATTATCTACTCGTTTAAAATATATGATTTTATCTGTAGATGGGAATAAAGACAAATCAGCCATTAGAGAATTTGTAGATAACTACATGCTAGCTAGAGATTCAAGAGCATTAAGAGAACACATCCGTGTTACCCAACCTGATGTTGATTTAACATTTACATACCAAGACAGAAACTCAGAAGATCAGGAGGCTTCAATCCCAATCGGGCTTAACTTTTTTTGGCCTGACGCCTAATTATAGAGCTGCTTTATTTAAGCAAATTCATGAAATTGTATTCTACGGAAATGGTGGATATGATTGGGATACTATATATAACATGCCTATATGGTTAAGAAACCTAACATTTAATTTTATAGAACAATATTATAACGAACAAAATAATGATAATCAGGAAGCTGAAGATACTTGGTTGAAAGGAGATGCTCGAGAAGCAGCCAAACAAAATAAAGTACCTAGCTATGTTACAAAGGCGTCAAAGAAATGACGCCTTTTAATATTTATGACAAAACACTAATATAATATGGCTAACGGTTTAGATCCTGATAGAGCAAGAGATTATGCTAACTCCACCCGAGATGCAGCTAGATCCACAGAAGACATTCGCCAGAATCTTCAGGAAATTTTATTCTTAAGTAGGGATTATGCTAAAGAAGCCCGAGAAGCAGCCAATTCAATTTTTGAAAATAATATCCAAGCCGGTGCTACCGCTAAAGCCTTTAGAGATTTAACTGAAACTACTCGTGATATCCGAAGAGAATTTGAAGATATCGTTGGTGGTACTAAATCTATGGCTGATATAGCTAAAGATTTAATTAAATTAGAAACTAGGCGAAAAAATCTTCTTGTAGAACAAGAACAAGCTTTAAGTGCTATATTCACAGAAAATGCTTTTGGGATTGAAGCCCAAGACGCTATTAACCAAGCAATGGGTTCTACTGCTGGTCTTCAAGATGTTTTACTTGAATACGGGCGAGATTTAACTGAAGACCAACAAAATCTTTTAAATTTATATATTGAACAAGGATTAGCTCTTCAAGATCAAGATAAAGATTTAGAAGAAATAGCAAAAAGAGCCGAAACCATAGACTCAGCTATGAGACCTTTTGGTGATCGAGCCATTGGCCTCCAAGATGCCGCTAAAGGATTATCCGAAGGTTTAGGTAAAGCGGGATTTGGAAACTTAGCTTCTAAAATGGGAATTGATGAAGCTATAACCGGAACTAGAGAAATGGCCTCTTCATTAACTGAAGGTGGTACTAAAGCTATGGGTATGTCCGGTAAAATGAAGCTAGCAGGTAATTTTGCTAAAACTCTAGGTTCTAACCTAATGGCTTCTTTAGGTCCTGCAGCTTTATTGGCAATGGCTATTGAACAAATAGTTAAAGCATTTAAATTGATTGACAGCCAATCAGGAGAGGTAGCGAAAAGCATGGGTATATCTGCTGAAGAAGGTAGATCCCTAGTATCATCATCCGCCGATGCCGCTGCTATGTCGGGTGATTTACTTACATCTACTAAAGATGTTGTAGCCGCTCAAATGCAATTAAACAAAGCATTTGGTACTTCAGTTCAATTTTCAGGAGAATTTGCTGCTGAATTTGCTTCCATTCAAGAAAGAACAGGATTATCTGCTCATACTATGGAGGTATTTGCTAAGAAAGCATTAATTGCTGGGACTAGCATTGAAGATCAACTTAAAAAAGTCACAGCAGTAACAATGGAATTAAGTGCCCAAAGTGGAGTAATGCTTAATGCCAAAGATATTCAAGAAGGTATTGGTGAAATGTCTGCTGCCCAACTTCTTACAGCTAAAATGAATACTAAAGAAATGGCTAACCAGGTTTTCCAAACCAAGCTATTAGGTATTTCTCAGTCTCAATTAGAAGGTATTGGTCAAAGTTTATTAGATTTTGAATCTTCTATTGCCTCAGAAATGGAAGCTGAATTACTAACTGGTAAAGAACTTAATTTAGATAGGGCCAGAGCTGCAGCTTTACAAGGAGACCAAGCAACATTGGCCGCAGAGTTAAGAAAAGAAGTAGGTACAGCTGCTGAGTTTGGAGAAATGAATGTTATTGCTCAAGAAGCATTAGCTAAATCTTTTGGTATGCAACGAGAAGATATGGCTAAAATGTTAGTAGAGCAAGAAAAACTTGAAGCAGTTAAAGCAGCTGGATTTAAATCAGTAAGTGAAGCACAAGATATGTACAATAAAGCATTAGCTGAAGGTACATTAACCGAAGAAAAGAAAGAAAAACTACAAAAAGCAGGTCTATTAAACCAAATGGAATCAGCCACTCAGCAAGAAAAATTAAATGCTGCTATGGAAAAAATAACTGATTTATTTGTTCAAATTATAGATCCACTAATGCCTATTATTGATGCTATAATGGCTGTTTTAGATCCAATATTTGCTATTTTATCTCCTATATTAAAACTAATAGGTGATCTAAATAGCCTAATTATGGGTGCTCTTACCCCAGCTCTTAAAGCTATTGGTCTCCAATTTCAAGGTATAGCTGATTTTTGGACTGGGGTATTTAATCTTGATTTTGATATGATGATTACCGGACTTCGAAAAATAGGAAAATCTATTCTTGATTTTGTTTTATCTCCTTTTGAAGCAGCTATTGGGCTCCTTAATAAAATCCCAGGAGTTGATATCCCTACTGTAGGGTCATTTACATCTAATCTTGTAGGTTTAGCTGAAGGTGGTGTGGTAACTAAACCAACAACAGCCTTAATTGGTGAAGGTGGTGAACCTGAAGCTGTAGTGCCTCTAAGTAAAGCTCAAGAAATGGGATTTGGTAGTAGTGAAGAAATTAAACAAACTAATGCCCTTCTCAAAGAACTAATCTCAGCAGTTAAGCAAGGAGGTAATGTATACATGGATTCAACTAAAGTAGGTACTGCAATGGCCGTAGGAACTTATAAAGTTCAATAAATCTTAATATTTATAAACAAAATATATTATGGGAATTTTAAAACAACTTGAAAAACAAGGTTCAACACTTTCTAAATTTGATGGTACGACCCCTAAAAATTCAACAGGTAAAGTACCTTTAAACAATCTTGCTTTAGCTAAGTCTCAATTAGATCTAGACGGCAAAACCCCAGCTAAGTACTCGGATAATTTACCTGGATAATGCCTTTAATTAACCTAAAGACTGACCTTAAATCCCTAAGATTTGGGAAAGACAGGATTGGTGGAGGCGATAGCGGACAACCCTATATCAAATCCAGTATTCCTGAAGGTATCTCGTCTTTAGTTGATTCAAAAGATTTCATATTAAGAGGTGGCCTTAGAGCAGTAACCGATTCATCAACAGATATTTTACGTTTAGGTAGAATGTTTAGTGATCTTAAATCACCTAGTGGTTTATTATTTACAGCAAAACAAACTTTATTATCTAGAACAGCTACACGTACTCAAGCAAGTGGAATTTTAAATGAAGGTACTTATACTCCTTTATCCACATTAGCACAAGCAGGTGTTAATGCTTTTGGTGGTCATTTAAATAAACAGGGGGTAAATCCATTTGGTACTCCTCCTTTATATTTTGATAAAGTTAAACCTAATCCTAGTGATCCTAATCCAAATGAAAAAAATAGGTTAGTATCAATATATCAAAATATAGCAGACAAAACATCTACTAACAATTGGAATTTCTCAGGAATAGATATTAATGTAGGTAATAATGTTATATCATACGGTGGAGGCCCGGGTTCAGATTTAGGTATAGGAAAAACCAATATTAGATTTGCTGATCAAAGAACTACAATTACTGATCTTTCATCTGAGTATGTTTCAACAGAAAATTTACTTTCGTTTAAAGATTTTATAGTAGAAAATAAAAATGAACAGTTCTTTGGTAATATTAAAATATACCAAAAAACACTAGCTTCTCCCCCACAATTAAATGCCCAAACCTCAACACTTAATACAAGTGGATTTAACAATAACCCCGCTACTTTTGGTACTCAACAATTAGAAGATGCAAAACCTCAAGATGAGTTAGGAGATGGTTTTAAAGGAGGTATAAAACAAGATTTTAGAGCTCAATTAAGAACAAATCTTAAACAATCTAATATTATTTCAAATGCTCCTATATATGCGGGAGCTGGGGCTGCTAATTTTGAGCAAAGAACAAATTACGGTAATCCTGCTGATCCTACAAGAAACCTCATTTCATATACTAATGGAACTGGTTTAGGTCCTGTAGATAAAATTAATGCTTTACCCATATATAAAAGCAGCGCTGTAACGGATAATGATATTAAAAATGATTTAGTTAAATTTAGAATAGCGGTCATTGATAATCAAGATCCTACACAAAAAACATTTATACATTTTAGAGCACTTCTAGAATCTATAGAAGATAACTATACAGCTACTTGGAACCCCCAACAATATTTAGGAAGAGGAGAACAATTTTATACTTACGGTGGGTTTGGTAGAACAGTCTCATTAGGTTGGACAGTAGCGGCTCAATCAAAAGAAGAGCTAATCCCAATGTATAAAAAATTAAATTACTTAGCTTCTACCCTAGCCCCAGATTATAGTGGAAACGGGTATATGAAAGGTAATTTAGTCCAACTAACAATAGGAGGATACTTTTACGAACAACCAGGAATTATCACCTCTATGAATTTAAGTTTATCTAATGAAACTCCATACGAAATAGCCATTGATGATTCAGGTAAATCAGACCGCACAGTAAAAGAATTACCTATGATGGTTAAAGTAACTGGG